ACCGCAGCCAATCTAAACCTATTCCGTCAAAAGGTTTAGAGGAGTCGACGTAGTCCCAATGGGGAATACGCCCAAGCTTCGACCTGTACCTAACATCGTCATGCCTGACGGTGATAGAACAGGATACCAACTCGCCTAAGAGGAAACTGAGATACAACCCTGGCGGATTGTAAATCAAAGTCCTCCTAACACCCTTGGGGTAACGGATTACCCCGTCGCCAAAAGTGATTCGTTTAGGGATAGACAGGAACTTACGATACAAAATCGTAAGATTTCTATCATACCTTATTCGACCACGATTGAGGACACTGAAAGGAACGCGAAGGCCGGAATCATTTGTTTCCGAAAACGGGACAAGAAGTAAATGCTTCTTACCAATCGTCGAAAGCAAATAAGAAATGCTAGATCTTAGCATTATTCCAGTTCTCGCAGACCATTCATTTAGGAGGTTAACGGCGACGAGAGTATCCTGAACCGTCTTATGTTTACGAATGTAAACAGGACGGCAGTACTGACCGGAAAACCAGTCAGCACCACAGGACTCTCGAAACGGTCCTTCGAAGAAGGACTTCGTGACATTAACGGTGAAGCCACAGATTGTGAGTAGACGGAGAAGACGATTAGATGCCTGAGTAAGGCAAATAAGATCATCTCCGAAACACCCCCAATTTGGATCAGCACCGTCCCGTACTTCAATGTCTAAAGTACGGTAAGTGGCACGAATCATGCAACTGAATAAGACAGTCTGCAATGGAAATGTAAAACCATTACCCATAGTAGATATCATATTCAACCTAAGAGGCCCTGACCCGAAATCTGTAAAACTGCATCGCAAATCCATCAAAGTATCAAAGAGGTACTTTGGTAAGAGATTACGGCACAGCTCTACCGAAACGGAGTCAGAAGCCGAGGAGAGATCGATAGTAGCAAAGCTACCATCGATCGACCCAACCTTAGCGAGTGTACGATTGATTGGGGGCTGGAATTCTAGGCCGACCTTAAAGGCCGAACCTAGCCTGTCCACAATCAAAGCGCCGAGTCCTAACTGATAATAAACATTCAGAGAGGGCTCCACGCAAATCATACGACTCTTGCTTGACGTCTTTGGGACGAAGCTAGATCGACTACAATTAGTTACTCGTGGAAATCCGAACTTCTCATAACGGATGGCCTCCGCATCCGAAAAGTCCGAAAACCATTGGATGTAACTTCTATACAACGTGTATAGACTCGTTGATGTAGTAGCCATCTTAGAGCTGAACAGTTTAGCGTAAAAGCTATTCTGCTTGGTTCCGATGGCCGAACCAGGGCCCATCTTCGCATGCTTCAAAATATCGAAGTATGAAGAAAATAGGAACTGGCCACGAGGGTGGAAGAAATTATCAAGTTCAAGCTTAAGTTCATTGAACATAAGATGATCAAGATCATTCCAGCCATCCTTACCCCAAGCCCCGCAGCGGTTATTAGCCGCTACGAAGTCATCCATAGAAGCCTGGTCAGCTAGGTCCTGATCTACAGGCGGTAGCTTTTTTAGCAAACCGCGAAGTAGAGAATGGGCCTGAAACTGGCTAGGTTTAACGGAAGGGGGAACCTCAAATTGAGGGTCTAAACCCTCAAGATAAGGTTCTACATCATTGAGAATTGCCGTGTAAAGAGCGTCAGGAGTAAAACTCACTGCAAGCCTCCAACGTGCGGAACTATTCAACGAAGGTGATTATCACCAACGCTGAACGGAAAAGTGAAAACCAAGTCGTATATTCTTCGACCTAGAAAGTACGAAGGATAAACTAATGATAGTCACATTTCCATGAACACTCATCCGAGATGAAACCCGCGAGGGTGACAACTTAGATGACACCCGAGACACACGAATCTCCAATGCCGGAAGATATCTGATTGATACTTCCGATCATTAGGGAAAGTGCAGCTCGGACGTTAGGGGCATCGGCCACATCAGCGCCAGCCGGAATGTCGAGCGTCAACGTCGCGTTCAAAACGCGAGATGACTGACCCGCCAACGGAGTGACGCCTTTGCGGACGATGACCTTGTACGTGTTCGTTGGAACCGCACGCAAGACGCCAGTCACTGGATCGACAGGGGCAAGCTGTTTAAGAACAGCAGGCCGACTGACGGTGACAGTGAAAGGGCGACTTGCCGAAGACGCCGCATCAACACCAGCCTGGGTACCGCCAATAGCGGTAACAGCCTTCTGGACTTGATTTGGCGCCGGCGGAGTATCCGCCACCAACGTATAAGTTGGTGTCGTAAACCCCGTCTGAGTTCCTCCCGTGACGGGAGAAGTGATTTGCATCGTCATGAGGTAATACCTCGGTAGGACAACATTATGAGAAACCCATAAAAGGGGGTTCAAAGAAGCCGAGAAGCAAGTAAAGCTCCAATATTTTCCCAGGGCCTGGAACTGAGAGGAATATGAAATTCCAAACTCGGAACCAGAGAACTAGGAGAAACGTTAGAGCGAGTACCATGTATTCTCCGCATCCTTGTTGCGCTAACTGTTACATAGCCTCTTTTAGTATACGAAGGATTCTGACCATTGAGCCAAGAACCTGGTTTAAAAGAAATCAGGTGCTCGGTTCGAGTAGTCAAACAAACCCAACGTAGATTTGAAGAGGCGAAACAGGACGAATCGATTATATCACCAACATTGGTGAAATAGTCGACAACCCACGAGTAGGGAATGAGGTTCCAAACGGTAGGGAGGAAATGCGGTAAATCAAGCTGCAATTCCTGACCTAGCGATCGAGTCCCATTCACAGACCCA